TGCCTCCCAGTTATCCGGTTGATTATAGTAAATAAAGATGTCATTTCTCATGATGGTGTGCTGGACCTGTAAAGTGAATTTCGGTTCTCCCTTCTTGCTGCCGATTACCCTCCTACCTAATGAATTAAGCCAGTAGATATTCTCTTCCATCCTCCTTACGTGTAAATATTCCTTCATGTTGTGTAAGACTCTTGAAGCATTTCGCTTGCTAGATAGTCCGTGAAGCTCCTGTAATTGACTACGTGTAGCAAACTCCATCTTATCTAAACTTAACAAGATCTGTTCCTCTCGTATCATTTTCTTCTGCATATTCGACAACATCATCTGGGTTCACATCCAATATTTTCACAATCTCATATTTCATGAGCCTTTCCCTCATTTCTTCATCACTGATGTAAGGAGCTTGAAACTCTCTTAATTCGTGCGTTTTGAATAATCCCCGTCCGGGCTTTCCACTTGGCAGTTCTTCGGCCCCATAATCATCTATCGCTACTGCTGAAGCATATCCGGTTGGTAGACGGAAACTTATCTTTGCATCTGCATTCTGTTTTATTTGGCGTGGCAAAGTATCGGCGGTGGGGTACTGTGTGCCGTATATAAGGCGATACCCTAAAGCACCCCCAATCCTAGCAACTTCGCTTAATATAGATTGACATTCACCAAGAACCTTTTTAACTTCCGGTTTCATCCACGGCTCAGAAGCTAATTGTGCAGCTTCATCCACTAAGATGAATGTTCTTCTTTTAATAGGCGAATCTACAACATTTGTATAGTTCCGTTGTTTAAAAAGTATTTCTAATTTCCGCATATTTTCTTTTACTGATTTCAAAATTTTATAAGCATCACTTGCATTAGATGCTACATATTGAACCTGTTGTAACCCTCTATAAGCGTGAAACTCCAAACCACCTTTTAAGTCGATGATGATAAACTCTACATCTTTCGGATGTTGCTCGATTAAATAGGTCATGGACGATTTCATGAATACTGTTTTCCCATAACGGGTGGTCCCGGCCACAGTTTGATGCGGTATTTTTTCAAAATCGTGCCAGATGGTTTCCTTGTAATTCTGTCCTATCGGCACCTTCCACCCTTTTGTATCGGGGATGCTTTTTAACTCCACCATCTCCGGTGTATGGCGGTCAAATACATCTATGTGAACCTTACCTATCACCTTGTCATATTCCACGTCTACAGGCTTATTTAAGCCCTCTACAAAGATATGTGCTTCCTTTACTTTATCCAGTATTTTCGAGCTGCTACCAAGTGGCATGGAATAGATGTACCTGGTCCCTACTTGTTCCTCGCCATCCTTTATGACTTCTTTCTTGTGGAATCGCGGATACGTCCACTTTGTCACCTCATGACCATCTTTCATCACTTTATCCTTTATCCCAATTCCTACATTTTTGAATATCTTCTCCACTTTCTTCCTATCGGACATCTTTCCAAACTTCGGGCCAAGTATTCCAATTGCTCCGACTGCAGCCGGAATGAGTAAAATTTCGAGCAAGCCAGCACCCCCAAAAATGATATTTTTTAAAATATCAACAAAAAAACAGATAAAAAAGTAGGATAATCCCAAAATTAACGAACGTACCGAACAAGTATAGACAATGTATTAGAGAAGAAAGGGAACATTCTTATCGAATGAACCCTAATAGTGGATTCTTTAGCACAAGGAGAAGAAACAACCCGAGCCAGAATAGGACAGATAGTGTTGCTACTACTTTGGACGAGTCGATGTTGTAGCCAAGCTTTTCCGCTAATGCTAGACCGATGGTTATAACGGCCAGACCACCGAAAAATATCAAGCCGAGATCCAGACCATATTCAAACGATGGGGATGGTGCGATAAAACCTGTAGATACTTTGCCAGCCATGAAATCATTAAACGGAATTGTAGTGTACGTCATTTATCTCTCAACCTCCTTACAACAACGGTTTCCTCTTCCGCTGTTTTTGACAATAAACCAAGAGCAAATATCAATACATGAGAAATAATTATCGTCATCATCTTATTAAAGCCTCATTTCATTTCTTTCGACTTTAATAATTGCTATGACTTGTTCATTAGGGTGTTTAGTTTCATGTGATGTGCACAAGATGTTTGCATTCCCTTCTGTAATTCCATAAGTGTGATAACAAATTACTTTTTCTAAGTCGATAACTAACATGTAATAATAGTTCGCATTCAACCTAATCCCCCCAATACGTATCTACAATCTTTTTCTCCAATGACTGATAAGACTCAATCTCCAGCACCCCTACTTCTTGATGGTTATATAGGTGTTGCAAGATACACTCATGCTCCGATTTCTTCTCCGCTGCATTGTACAGTTCATTCAAGTATTCGGATCCGTGCAAGAAAGGTGTAGTGGTTAAACGGTCATACTCACGCTTCCGATATTTCTTCTCTCGCGAATTCCTGGCACCTTCGAAAACACTACCTATTAGTGACAACGGATAACACCTTCTTTAACTGTTCAGGCATTTGACCAGCAGCAACTTTCTTCTGGCCCTCTTTGGATAGATAAATCTTGAAGTTTTTCATATCGAATCTTCCTTTCATCGTGGTATGGTATATACTTACTACCGACTGCTTGTAAATGTTCCTAAAATTTATATAAAAGTACACTATTATTTTAATTTATGGTATAATGGTATAAGAAGGAATATTCAAGGGGGATGGTGAATATTAATGGTATGTTGGATATAGAAAGGGTTGTAGAAATGAAACCAAGAATTAAAGAAATTATTGCAGATAGAGGTTATAAGCACATATACGTTGCAAATAAAGTAGGAGTATCTTCTCAACAAATGAGTAACTGGATATCGGGTAACTCGTACCCTAGAATAGAAAAGTTGTTTGCACTGGCAAAGGTGTTAGATTGCAAGATAGAGGATCTATATGATGAATAACTGAGGTGAAAAAATGCAAAGGTTGGCTATTTCAAAACTAATAGAATTGATAAACGAAGGAACATTAAGAGTTGATGATAAGGGGAATATTTGGAGAACTTTTAAAAACGGAACTGAAAAACCGTGTAATATTCTTACGTCGGATGGTTATAAAAGAATATCTGTAAAAATTAACGGTAAAAACGTTTTTGTAATGCAACACAGATTATTATTTGCTTATTATTATGGCCTTAATTTATTAGATGATGAAATGACTATCCACCATATAGATAATGACAAATTAAATAATCAAAAAGGTAATCTTTTGCAAGTTACCAAAGCCAGCAACGCTTCGGAATCAACAAATAGAAAATATAAAGAAACACGGGAAGAAAACGAAAAAAGAAATCCGCTTGTTTGCAATTTAAGAAGCCTGTTAAATGACCGAGGTTTGAAAAGCAACTATATAGCACAAAAAATAAATGTCACATCACAAACGCTTTCAAGTTGGTGTAATAATTATCATTACATCCCTATGGATAAAGCCTTCACTCTTGCTATCTTATTAGGGGTTAAAGTGGATGATCTGTATGGACAAAAAGAGTCTTAAAGCTGGGGATAGAGTGCAAAACACGGAAACAAAATTAGTCGGTACACTGAAGCAACATGATAACGATGGATTGTATTATGTAGAGGGCGTTCATGAATTAGCTGGCAAGTGGGTAACGGGGAATGATAAGTTGAGGGCATTTGAAAAGTCGTGGGTAAAATATTAGGGACCTCCTGAGAAGAGGCCCCTTTTTGTTATTCTTGAACGATATAAACAGGATAACCGTCCTTTTTCAGTTTATCAGCCATGCGATCAGCGTTAGATTTCTCACCGAATGCACCCACCTGTACTTTATAAAGCTTTCCAGATGGTTTTGGCGCTGGCTTCGGTGTAGGTTTCTTCTTTAATCCATACACACTCACGAGTGCTGCCACAATAGCTTTGGCGCATGTACGGCGGTAAGCATCCGATTTAAGGAGAGCTGCATCCTCTTTATTAGTCATGAAACCACATTCCACAAGAGCTGAAGCGCGTTTAAACTCACGAAGCATATGGAAGTTCGCTCGCTTGTGTCCTCGGTTATTCGGGTGTTTAGTATGCAACATCATTTGGCGCTGAATTTCAGAGGCTAGGACATCACCGTTAGGAGAGTGACCGCTCCATGAGAATGTTTCAATACCTCTGACACCGTTCCACGTTCCATTTCCGAATGCGTTAGCATGAATGGATACTAAAGCATCAGCATCCCATTTATTCGCCTTATCGGTACGCTCTTTAAGTGGTACGTCCCTTTTATCATCATGAGTAAATAAGACCTCAACATCCTCATAGGTTAGAAGCTCTTCTTTTACGTAATCAGCTACAACAAAGTTAAAGTGTGATTCCCGCATGGAATCGTCTGGAGTACGCTTCCCGGCAGTTGAAGGGTGATGCCCTCCGTCTACTACAAATCTCATTTTAACCCCTCCTTCTTCAATACTTCATCCTGTTTCTTCGCCTTATCAGTGATGATGTACGTATTCTTATAAATCGCAAATCCCACTAACACAAGAGGTATCATGGATTCTAATAAAGCAATCAAACTATCCGCTTGCTCCTGTGTATAGAAATGGATCCCCACTGATGCTAGGAATAACTTGAGCGTTCCTAAGAAACCACCGAATAAAATTAACCATTCTTTTAATTGACTAGACATATATTTTCCCTCCTATTGTTGTAACATGACATAAAAAATGCCGATTGCTCCAAGGATTATTCCTGAAACAACGGCTGTTATGATAGCACCTGTAATCGTGCGCTTAATCCATTTTGTATTGTCATTAATGCTATCTAGAGTGCGGTTGATAGATGATATCTGTTCATCGTGTCGAATGGCCTTTTCTTTCAGGCTATCCACTTCTTTTTCCAAGACCTTGATATCCGATTTCATTTCGATTATGTCTTTGTCATATTGAGCCATATCGGTTTCCTCCACTCTTTTTACCCCCTTTTACAACGAAAAAACGACCCGTTAAGGTCGCTTTATAGTGATTTATATTTTTAAAATAATGCTATTTGTTGTTGGTTATCTTTGATGTCTAGGTATTTCAATATTTTCTTTTGCCTGCGGATAGAGTAGAATTTCTGATTTTTAAACCAGTCGAAGAAATCTCTATCACTCTTGCTGAAATTACAGCTTCCGCAAGCAGGAATTATATTTTTAACGGTATATTCCCCGCCTTTTATTACAGGAACAAAGTGCTCTTGAGTTAATACTATTTCGTTTGGACCTTGTCCACAATATGCACATTTCTTATTGAAGTGTTCCAAACATTTATTCCATTGACTAAGAGTTAGTGTTGCTAAAACTTCCCGTTCTATAGATCTTCTTTTGTGTTTAGAACGTTTATTAACCTGACGACCTTGTTCTGATTGTTTATATTTTTTTATTTTCTCTAAAACATCTGGTCTGCGTTTGTATTTTTTTCGATATGCCCTTACATGATCTCTTAGTCTGTACTCTTTTAAATATTGAAGGTATTTAGTTTTGTTCTTCTTACGCCATTCACTCTGCATATAGTTAACTTTTTCTCTGTTTTCTTCTGCATACCTTTTAGAATAAGCGAGTTTTTTCTTTCTATTTTCAGGTACGTTATAAAAATTTCTCAATCTTTCTCTTTCTTTTTCTTTGTTTTCAGCATAATACTTTTTATATTTCATACGATTTTCTTCATGATTAGCAAAGTATCTCTCGCGACTCTTCTCACCTATTACTTCTTTGTTATTTTTATAATACTCTCTCGATTGTTCGTTAATTCGATCTTTATTTTCATCCCGCCAAGTTTTCTTTTCTTTGGCTCTACAATCTTTACACGCGGACTTAAAACCTTCTTTTGTGTCTTTGCCACGGTGGAAAAATTCCGAAGTTAATGGTTTTGAAATACCGCACTTGGAACATACTTTATCCATATTGTAACCTCCCACAGTTACCCCATAAAAATATAGGGGAACAGGAAGGTGGGTGCCTTCTTTTCGCCTGTACAGGGCTAGTTCCTTAATTATTATTTTACCACATTCCCATAATAAAAACGACCACTTAAGGTCGCTTATTTAGATATAATATATTTTTAAAATGGAATTGATCCACCTGAAGTTTTAATACATAGATACCTACCGCTATTAAGAAGAAGCCTAATAAATAACTGACCAAAATAATAATCGACTTTGTTGTTAGGAATATCAGAAGTAATCCTATTATTTTTATCATTATATTCATAAGCTTCCCCCCTCTATAATCATTATACTCTAAAACTGGTTAAAAGTTTCATTTTTTTACAAATTATATTTGCCGCGAGATTGTATGAAAAATTGTGTGTTTACTTGAGCATTTATTCTCCCCCTTTCGTTTGGCGTTAATGAAATCATATGTTTACCCCTTGTCACTTTACCTCCATCATCTTTACTAAGATACGGAACAAGGTTCAATCCATCCGTGCTAGTCCCGCTAAAGGGAACTAAATTCCCGTCTACTCTAATTTGAACATTTGTAGGAAGAGAGTCCAGTTGAAAAATACCATGTTCGATTGGGTGAGTATGTTCCGGTATTTCAATAGTGGTTTCATGTGTATGTTCTGGTATCGCTGGTATTGTAAAATCATGCGTATGTTCTGGTGTAGCTGGTATTGTAAAACCATGAGTATGCGGATCTAAATTAATTGTATGCCAGTGGTCAAAATCTGCCGTATCAATCGTTACCCCGTGAATATGACTACTTCCATCCGGTATAGCCATACCCGTCATATATGGAATAATTGTGGCTGGATAACCATTTGCCTGTCCACTAGTAGTAGATGCTCCACCACCGCCAGCGCTTGTTTGAACCGTACTAGACCTAGCTCCACCTCCAGCGGTCGATTGCACCGTGCTAGAACGCGCCCCTCCGGCTGAAGAGGTTTCAGTTGATACAAAGGAACCCCCACCCTCTATCCCCCTTGAATATCCCCTGAAATAGTCTGTCTCAAACCATAGAGTAAGTTCATTGATATTAACCATTTCTTCAGGAAGGAAGATTAAGATTTCTGCTGGATTTTCACTATCAGCATTATCATTATAAGAATATGCTAATAGATTGGTCGCACCTTGACTATACGCTTCATTAATCCGCATCTTCTTATCCAAATCATACTGAAGAGTGGCGATATCATCCGTTAAACTACCAACCTCTATTTTCACATCACCTGGAGAACCGAACATATCATTTTTCCGTTCGCGCATAATTCGTAAATCGAATGTTCCTAAGTCACTGTCATGAGTACGGGCCACGCGTCCACATATTAATTTATGGATATCTTCATTCGTGAAATAAGATACGTCCCCGGCATTCACTCTGTACATCGGAATGGGATTCGCCCACTTTTTCAGCAAGCTCTCCGCATTTGCTTTCAAACTTGCAGCATCTTGGAATCTCCGGTCAATCCATACATAACTATGCAATCCGTATTTTGCGATGGATGCAGCATCTTCTACATAGGGTAGACCGTTATTCACTTCCTCGATGCCGAGTTGATTCACACCTTCCCCGTAGCCAAGCGCATAGATCCGGTTGATAATTTCATTCGGCTCTTCCTTCTCTATGCCAATTTGATTGTGCGCTTCTCTTATCTCGCAAGTAGGAGTGTGCGAAGGTTCCACAAGGCTTAATTCAAAGGGATAAACCTCTGTGTTATACTTCCATTCATACTCTTGGTCAAACGGCTTAGAGATGGAGAATAAAGGTCCTAAGAGTCCGTTTTCGTTTTCGTAGCCATAATGAAAATATCTGGTGAACGCACAGTCCTTTAAAACCCAGTGAACCGTTGTCTGCTGCGCTAAGATGTATTCAATGTTTTGTCTAGTGGTCCAGTTGGTTGTTTGGTGGAAACGAAAAAGCACGTCATCCAGTAGAGTGGAAATGACGTGCCATGCCTTATATTGGATTACATTCGTAGATTCATCTTTTACGGTCAACGTTGGAACAATACGGAACATTCCAATGTATCTTTCTCCGTCTTTTAACTCCACAAAATTGAAGGGTACGCACTCTTTATTTTTAGGGTCATCCAATGGCAATGAGAAAGTCATACTTGAGATATCATTAAATAACAACTCATATCCTACACTAAAAGCGTTTTCTAATTCGGCTATCTGCTTTAACTCTCTATTCTTAATGGTAAGCATTGCGTCACCTACAATTCAATTCTTATTTCTAATGAACCTGTTGTTAGCGTGTTAAAAGGGCTATGTCCCGAACTTGGACCCGACTTGATACCTATCACAACTTGGCTTGAGGAAGCTGAACGATTGTAAAAGTAAGAGTGAAGAACATCACTCGCATTTTTGATTCCGTCCGGGGATGCGATAGAAACACTTGCGTAAGGTCTCACACCCGGAGAGACACCCTGTAAATTGATAGCTAATCCATTACTATTTGATACAACAGACTCCACTAAATTAGCGCCCGAGTAAAAAGTTTTCGTCCCGTCCCCCCCATTACAAGTAATGAAAAAGTGGATAACTTGACCCGTGGTCTGCTTTACGGAAGGCGCTCCGCCTAATCCAGTATTCGATACTCTTCCTCTTGTTTGCGTGTCGGCGATTGCAGTACCAGCATTCAGAAGTTTTGCGTAATTATTAACTGCATTGACATCTCCACAAGCTACCAAGTATAGCCCTGTTCCTACTGCATCATTTTCCAAGATGATGATATTATCGTTTACGTTTCCTTCTTCAAGATACCTAGCTGTAATTCCTTGAGTCATTAAAGCGTGGCCTCTGCTATTCACGACATTCCCTCTAACTATTCCGTTGTAATTTCGTTCGGCAAAGGCCAGAGTCCCTGCTCGGATTCCCTCGAAAGCTACGGTTGCCCGGTTATCTACTCCGTCAATGGTATTGTCCGATATTTCCAATGTATCAAATGGCGCGCAAATTATTCCACGTCCACAATTGATGATTTTATTTTTGGATACTTTACCATTGAAATAAGCATTTGCTTTAGAGTAGTCTACTCCGTTTAATCCACCAACTAAAATAGCACCAAAGCTAGCGCTATGGTACGAAGAGTTGATGATGGTGTTTCCTTCAATCGTGATGTTTTTTGCTGGCATATTAACAGAAGTGGATTTGGCGAATATCCCTGACATTATCGCATTGGAAACTGTATTTCCTTCGATTCTGACTCCATCTCCACCATGTACGTCTATTCCTTTTCGCTTGTCATCTTTAAATGTAGAATTCATGATTTCCACGTTTTTAGAGTTAGACCAATCAGAGCCTATCAATGTAACTCCGTATCCCGGATCTACAGCAGCATGAGTATATAAAGCATTTGGATGCCCCGAACGTTCCGATACACAATTAATCATTTTTCCGCCATCTACTGCTAGGAAGTGAAAGTTCGAACTGTAATTATCTGTTGCAATACATTTCTCGAAAATTACATTTGCTGAATCTGCATAATTCAAGAAATTCGGGTTGTAATCGCCATTATGACCGACCCCAAACCCTGTATAGTTGAATCCTTTCGCTTCGCATCCGATGAACCGAATGTTTTTACATCCTCGATGAACTAAAGCGCCAACTGCAATGTTACCGATATATCCACCGCCGAAGGAACCATGACCTAAATTAGCAGCATTATTTTTATAGAAGCCCCATTGTTGTTGAGTGGCATATCCCGCATCCGGTGTTCCTTTTTCGCCTCTTCCTGTAGTTCCGTCAAGTGCAGGGAAACTTCCGCGCCCTTCCAACTTCAACCCTTCTACAACCACGTTTTCACATAGTTGAAGCTCTAAAATACCTTGTGCGTGGGTATTCGTTTTGAATTTGGCTCCGTGAGCGATAATCCGAATGTCTTTCTTACCTCTAAGTAATAAGCATGGTTGGTCATTATTCGGAAAATCAGTAAGATTTGTATTCTTGTTGACGATATAGACACCATTCGGGATAATGACTTCATCGCCATCTTGAATAGAATCGAAGATTGCCTGTAATGATAATGTGTCATCTGTCACACTATCTCCTAAAGCACCAGTATCTTTAGCGTTGATATACATCAACTCTTGTTTTCCTATTTTCTCGCTTTCCAAATAAGAAAAGTTGTCGTTTAAATCTTGTGAGTTCACCTGTCCGCCTATAGCGTGTGGTAGCATATCCTCACTCCTTCCATAATAAAAAGCCCACGGAAATCCGTGAGCTTCTTTGTGTTTTATTAAAATGTGTTACTACCCAGTAGTGTCCAACTGTTCATTATGAAAGAAGTCTATATTCTGTTTGTGCAGCAGTTGCTCGTAAACATACAATTTTAAATTCTTTATTATTGTCTGCTGTTGTTAATGTCCTTACCCCATTCATCCATGTGTTCGCATCCTCATTTGCGAATGATACGGTAACTGTATCCGTAGCACCCTGAAAGAAAAATGAGACGGCTGGAGCATCGACCAATGATGATATTCTAGGGAGAGTAATCACTTTACTTGTGCTACTTAGGACAAATCTTAAACAAGTTTCACCTTTTGCAATATAATTTTTTAAATTAATATTGTCCTCGGTTATTAGTTTATATATCCCATTATGATTAGAATAAATTGATCTTTGATCTGTATTTTTTAACAATCTTTCAAGAGATGGTTTATCTTGCATGATTTCACTATTAACCAATGTATTGTTTAACCATGTGAATTTAGCTAAAGTGTATTGATATTGTGTTACAGCATATGCAGGCACGCCAGCTTTAAACAAACAGTTTTGAATATTAACAAACCTGTTCTCAGCTAAATGATAACTAATTTCTGCACCTGTGGAAGTCGTTCGATAAAAATCACAAGAATCAATGGTAACTATTTCAGGACTTTCAGTTCCCCAAACGATCTGTATAGAGTTGTCAGAATTAGCTTCAAAGTAAGATTTAGAAACGGATATATTACCTCCGTTAATTTTCTTCAATCCTATTCTGTTCTCTTCAAAATGACAACTTTCTATTGAAACAGTTCTTCCTTCACCGACTTCCAATCCAACGTCGCACGACCCAAAAGATGTGCGAATAAAAGTAATTGCGTTGAAATTCCAAACCGATTTAACTCCAAAGCTACAACCGTAAAAATGACAATTCTCAATATAATGCAGAAATGTGTTTTCTTCATAGTAAATTCCTACGTCTAAGAAATAGGCTCCAAAATCTCTGGTTACTAAGTTACCTGTGCCGCTTTTAACTCTGATTCCAATTCCTTTATTTGCAGGGTTGTGAGTATTTAGTTTCTCTATTGTTGCAAAAGAGGAGGAAGACAAATAAAAGATTGAAAAGTCTAACTGAGTTCCTTTATATGTTAGCCTGGTGCTTTTTAAACCAGCTCCACTTATATATACACCCTCACGAGAAATATTTATCGTGTTTGATATTAGATATGTTCCTTCGGGTATATAAACTTTTCTACCACTATCAATTGCTTTCTGTATTGCACAAGTGTCTATTTCATCTGTTAACGCAGTTGCCTTTGGGTAAATTATTCGAGCTTCAGTTAAGGTGGAATAGTAATTACTCAAAGGGTGACTAAAACCGTCACCTACTGCTCCGAATAATTTTACATTCAATCCTCTCTGATCTAAGTCCGTCGCAGTTTGTGCCAAATGTTCATCAGCATTATTCAGCCTATCACGCAAAGTAGTGAACGAACTACCATCCGCTTTCACCCGCGCCTGTGCTGCTTCAACGCTCGAATCACCCTCAATCGTCATCTGGTCAATTTGGGATTGGAAATTATTAACCTTTTCAACCTCAGCAGTAATTTCCGTTTTAAATTGCTCAATCTCCGATACTTGGATGATGATGTTTTCTTCGATGGATCCAGGTAAGGAGATGTCTAGGTTCGGCGCTATTTGTACTTTCAAATATGTCGAGGTAGGAAAAGTTTTTCTATCCTCATTTGGAAATACAACATGAAATTCCGCTAGAAAATCACCATGCAAGAGTGTATCTGACCCTTCAAATTTATATTGAACCTTTCCGATTGCTGCATCTATAATTTCTGCGGGCTTGTTAATGACTGGTGCTAATTTGTTCGATTTCGCCATAACGAATGAAACACTTGCGCCAGTTAAGTCAATGGGAGCCCCAGTATCTGAAGGGAGTGTATATCGGAACGTGTCCCATGAGTCAGTCGTTTTTAACTTTATTACCATCACATTCACCCTTTCTACAAAAATTTATGTTGCCAATTATAACGAACAACCGCGTCTGGTAATCCACCTTCAAATACTAGGTCGTTCGTTCCGGGTGCAAGAACAAGAAAATCCCCTCTATAATCAGTAAAATTAGAAATACCTTCCACCTTCACCAAAAATTTCCCACTATCCATTTGCAACAATTTATTACTTATAGAAGGTAAAAATATCTTTTTCCCCGTTGTCAGGTTCGTTATTCTCGGGTTTATTACTGTCCCTTCTACTTCTATTATCAAAGAGGACTCATAGTCTGAATGATTGTGCAAGAAACTATAATGCCGAGAATACTTCCACTCGAACTCTTGTACATTTTCATAAAAGAATTCTTTCATTTCTCCATACTGCAACGCATTGGGTTGGGGTTCATACGTTTGTCCTGTGTCATAACGTAAATTCGTGTCTACGTAACTTGGAGTAAAGGATTGTTCTGCGTATGCGAAAGGGTCGAATGCGATTAAAGGCAGACTGAATATTCCCACTCCAACAATTCTTTGTATTGGCATGGATCCACCATACCGCACCCAATAGTGTTTTTCCGGTTCTTCATCGAAAATAAGTTTCATGATTTTAGGCTTTCCCTTTGAATCGAATAAGTGAGTTGTTAGAACTCTTATTCCTTTTTGTACAGAAGCGCTGTCATTTTCTATCAAAGCGACAGGTAAATCAAAGTACCTACTATCAAGGGTCGCCCCAAAATCGTAAGTACCGTGTCTACCTGGTATGGTTAATGTCATATCACGAGTGCTAGGGACCGGGTGCTGATAACTTTGCAACATCACTATTCCCAATTCCTCGAATGATTTATCTCCTAGATAGTCCGTCATCGTCCCGCTCCCCTCGACTTCGCTTGATGTTTCATGTGATCGCCAAGCTTTTTAGCTACTTTCTCAATGTCTGCTTCTTCTCTCACTTGGAAGATAGCGCCTTCTAGCATTCTTTCATTGTTGTAAGTGTTAGTGGTTCCCCCAGCTGCAACAGGAGTATCACCACTTAATCTATTTAAAGTTACTTCTAGCTCATGTTTGATAGATTGGATTCCTTGGTCGATTGCATTACCAAAAGAAAGGTTTGTTTGTTCTGGTTCGAACATCGTTGCATCCTTCACTTTTGACATTGCTGATTTAATGGTATTTAGATTTCCATTGATACCACTCGCCACTCCAGCTGGGATCCACTTCGAAATACCTTCCATCACCCTTGAAGGAGAATGAATACCAAGCAAGGACTTGATTCCACTCGGAATACTGTTTGCAAGTGATTTAACCGAATCCCAAACCGCTCCAGCCATGTTTGTTATTCCGTTGATTAAACCTTGTACAATGTCTTTACCAATCTGCCATAAATCAATTCCCTCGAAGGTATCAACAATGGTGTTCCATATCTTGATAGTGGTTTCTAAGACTGCAGCAAAAGCTCCGTCCCAATCTCCTTGGAATACATTTAAGAAGAAATCTATGATGCCGGCGATAAAGTCGATTCCAATTTTGATGATTGATTTAATGAGCGCCCAAGCAATTTGAACGACTCCTGAAATGATAGGCCAAACCGACTGGAATAAGCCGAGGATAAATTTTAATCCCGCTTTAATCAGGTTCCATACCAAAGTGATGGTGTTGCCTATGATTTCGGATATGATGTCCCATGCACCCTTGATGATGGCCGTGATTAAGTCTCCGTGTTCCGCCCATAAATCCATAATGCTATTGGTAATCTGAACAAAGATGTCCCAAATTAAATACAAGACCTCTGTAATAACGGTATAGACCGTATCCCAAACTTTTTGAGCTACAGCATAGAATGTTTGATTGTTTTCATCCCACCATGTAGTGAGTGCACCCCATACCGTAGTGATCCACTGAACTATATAGTCAATTGCAATAGTAATCGCGGTTTTAATCGCTTCCCATACCGCAAGGACACCTTCTCTAAATGCTTCGTTCTCTTTCCACAATCGGACGAAAACGGCGACCAACAATGCGATTACTGCTATAACTGCAAGAATCGGTACAATTACTGCAACTAAAGCGCCTTTCCCAAGTATCATAAGGGATAAAGCCACGGTTCTGATTGGTCCCATTAAGAACTTAAAAGCTTTAGCTAAATTACTTAATGCTCCTTTAGCAAATCCCATTAGTGCTTTGCCAAATCCGGCAAACAACACTCTCATGGCTACTAAAAACGGAACTAATGCGATAAATACACCCGTCAAGGAAACGATAGCAGCGAAAATCATTCCAATAATCGGATTCGCTTTCATCATGCTATTAGCCCATTCAAAGAAGTTGTTGGCTATTTTAATCAACCAAGCACCCAAAGGAGCCATACCAATCCCGATATTGACGATAAATTTAATGAAATTACCAAGGAATTTTAATACTCCAGGCCCCGTTTTTCGGATGTAGTCTAAAAATGTTTGGAATTGTTTGTTGTTACCCAAGTTCGAAGCCCAATCCTTATAGCGAGCCATCATATCAGCGAAACCGTCAATCATTTCCCCTGACTGACCACTGAATGCAGCAAACAACCGGATTGTTCCACTTATCATATCTCGGAAGATAGCGCGGACTTTTGGCATATTCTCCTGGACGTAATCTACAAACGCTTGAAACCCTTTGTTGCTTCCAAGATTCCCCGCCCAATCCGCAAAGCGTTTATTCATATCGGTAAAGCCTTTTGCCGTTGCTTCAGCAAGTGGACCGAATGCGACAAACATATTCAGTAACCCTTGCACCATCCAACCGATACCTTTCATCACTTGCTCAAACAAAGGTCCTGCTGCTTTATTCATGTAATCGAAAAATGCAATCATAGGCTTACTATCTAAGGTGCGATTAAACGCGTCTAAGAGGTTGTTCATGGCGGTTGCGGATGCTTCGAATAAAGGTCTGGACATTTCCAGTAGGCGAGTAGCAATTTTCATGGCCTTTGAGAATGCATCTAACACGGGTTGTTCTAATGATTTCACGATGTCTTTGTACGTATCAGTAAATTTATCGAATTCAGCTCTGGCGGCCGCTTGTGCTTTTGTAAGCTTCTCTGTTTCGCCAAATACATTCATGATAGTAGGAATAGCAATAGCCCCAAACGCAGCTGCTGCAGTTCCGGCAAAAAATAGCGCGCTTACTAAGGCGAATGTTGAACCACTCACTACTCCTATCATGTTTCCGAGCATCGCGATAACTCCAGTTAATCCGGCTATCATCGGAACTAATGCCGGGATCATTGCAACAAGGGAACCACCGATACCATTTAATAGGACTGTATCCACGGATCTAATCGTGTTAGCAATTTTGCCGATGACACGTTGAAAATTGTTCACTCTCGCGTCTATATCAATAATCACTCGCTTGTTTAATGCTCTGGTAGCAGCAGCCACAAGTGACGCTTTACGCATGAATTCACGGATGTCCGCGCCAATCGTCTTATCAGAACGTTTTAACAGAAGTTTATTGGTCGCTTCCACTTTCGCCATTTGCTTTCTAAAACGATTAATATTCGCACCAATAGGTTTAACCGTCTCCATCGCCGTTCTTTTCACGATACGATCCACTTGCGCCATCTTTTTACGGAATTCTGAAATCTTAGCACCTATGACTGCCGAGAAGTTTTCTCTCATTTGCGTTTGCCCCCTTTCGATTTGAATGTCGGCTTATAGTTGTTTAAGGCTTCTCTCGCCTTCTTGTAGCGAGTTAAATCCATTACGCTATCCTTGCTATCTTTCCATTCTTTCGAATCAGAATTAAGCCTTTTACGCGCCTTATCCGCATCAAACATTTTCTTCTCTTTCACGGATTTAGCATTATTCGCATAACGATTCATCATGGCCCCTTTTGCCATTTGTTCATATCTATCTATCTCACGATGTTGAGCGCCCTTCACAAAGTTCTTATACTCTCTGGGAGTCCACGAATAGATTAAATCCGTATCGTAGACTTCGAGATAATGGGAAGAGTTAACCAACATTTCGTCATAATCTATGCCTTCAGCTCGTTTCGGCGAGCGATCATCATGTTGTACATTTTCAGATTGTCCGCTTTCTCTTCGTCCGTTTTCCCTTGTTCTTTTACTGTCTCGAAGTCTTTCCAGAAGTTCTTGGCTTGTTTCTTGAAAAAACCCGATTGGTCCACCGCATTGAAAGCTTCTTGGAACAACTTTTCTGTGTCATCATCTTCCTCAATACGCGCTTCCAGTGCTTCTTCAATTTCTGCCATTGAAGGTTTTTCTTTTCCGAGATATTCTAAGGCGCAATCCCAGAATGCTAATAGATGTTTGTGAGAGTATTGCAGCAGGTTCATGTATAGGGACATAAATCCACCCATGGAGTTACCATCTTTATCCTCTTCGGAATATTTCTTATCCGCTAATCGGTCAAACTTAAATGTACATTTCGCTTCGTATGATTTACCTTTGATTTCTAAAAGTGCCATTATGATATTCCTCCTAATTTATAAGTAAAAAAGAGCGAGAAAAACTCGCCCTCTTATGGTGTCGGTGCAGGTTCATTATCAGGGAATTCGCCTGTTGTAGTTCCAGGTGCTTCAAATGCATATTGAGCAAATGCGATTACTTCAGGTGGTAGTGGGTCGATTTCCCCTTCTTGTGAGGAACCGATAACCTGTACTGTCGCGGAAACCTCTTGGAATCCTTCACCCGGACTGGACTTCTCTACACTCTCCACTACGCAAAATGCAAATACTGCATCGTGCATCAAGTTTTCGTTTTGGTTCAAGTCCACCTCCCAAACCTTCAACTGCTTTTTATTCTTGATGGCATCAAGGACCGCCTTTTGGCCGGGATCTCCTTTTTCGCCATAGGCCGTGAACTCAAAAGATTCACTGTTGTTACCGTAAGCAACAATGCGCCCGAACTTCGTTTGTTCGTCTACGATTTCGTTTTCGATTGAGTAACTGTTTTCAGTTAAATGTCCGATAACAAAACCATCTGTCCCTAATGCTGCATCTACTGCTTGAACTAATAGAATAGTATCTTTACCGTTTTGCATGGTATCACTCCTTATTGGATGTTTGCTTGGAGCCTTAATACTCCGTGGTAGGTCTTTCCGTCAATGTCATCAATCACTTGAATGGTTTGACGGGTTATGCGTTTAATTGAAAAACCACCCTGCAAGGAGAGTGGTTGTAAGAAGATAGAGCGAAAACATGCTTCCAGAATGTCGTAAGACTGTTTCTTTCCACTTGCTTGGCTCCATGTATGAATGACGATAGAAATCTCTTCGCCTATCTTATTTTTCGTGTCGAATGGCAGAACACTAGGCTCCCCTATTCGGACGTAAGGGAATGCTACTGGCTTTAATTCACCGTTTTCATCCCTCAATTCCTCTGGTATATGGTCAAACACCCCTGTCACCAAACTCGAAACACTGGGGTCATTGGATAACCGTTGGAATAATGCTACTTGTAAAGGCCATAAAGCGGACATGGTATCACCCCAGTTTTCTCATTTCGGTTTGGAAGTGTCTGGCTGCAACATCAAGACTCGGATTCCAGAAAGGCTGAGCATGTATACCGCGTGTATATACATATCGTTTGAGTTTATCAGACCAGTATACCCATGGTTCTTTTCTTCCAGGTATCGTTGGATGCTCAGAATAAATGCCAGTGCCATATTCAACGTATACTGCATACTCCGCCCCAACCGTAACAATGGCCGTTAACCCGCCTTTAAGGAACTGAATCTCAATGGATTGTTTTAGGTTCCCTTCATCAACAGGTGCTAATAGAGTGGCTTGAGATTTCAGAATACCAGCCGTTTCCGCAACGATAGACTTAATTTTCCCGATAACATGTTTTTCGTATCTTTCTAAGGCAATCTCCATATTTTTATTCCCAAACTTAATATTCCTCGCCATCAAACCACCGCCAACGGCACCATCATAATCTCTTTCATTCCACCCTGATCCATCGGTTTCCCTTTGATTTCATAGGTATCATTGTCGAATAGTACCCTCATGGACGGCTTAATGTCGGTACGGTAAGGGAAGTATAGGTTTCGGTCTAATGGATTCTGCAATTGTTGCGCCTGGTATCGTTCACGAGAAGAAGGAGTGTCCACAAACCCCATTAAGGTAGTAAATGGAACCCATTCAGCAGGCAGATACCCTCCGCCCCCGTCTGATAAACGGTCTTGATACGTTAGGATAGTCACTTCATGCGGAAATTCATCCATGGAACTTCATCCTCCTATACGGCCGAAGAAGGTCTTTTAGATGTTTCGGAAAATCCATGTTATACGAGTAAGAAACAGTCCCCATTTTTCTGGATTCCAGACCCGAGTTGTTCAGATTATACTCGCAAGCTTTAGCGATGAATATCTTAACTGGACCCGGAATCTCATTGAAGGGGTTGTTACAATATTCCTTTACATATTCCTCTAAAGCAGGAACCATGACGTAAAAATAATCATCATGGCCCTCTACTCGAAGAATGGTCTTTACGTCATCTATGAGATTCATAGGATCACTTCTTTTCTTGCTTTTTCTCGGCTACCTTCTCGAACAGGTTTTCATCGAAATACTTCTCGGCTACTTCTACCGTTTCGCCCGGCTGATACTTCTTACCGTTGTATCGAACCGGGATTCCTTTTACTTTCGCTTTCATCGAATCACTCCTTATGCGATTGGTTGAGCTTGGAATACTTCATCAGCAGCAGGGAAAGAAGGTAATGCTGTTGCTACCGCTTTTGTCCAAGTGGATACCGGGTCAAGGTTCTCTTCGTACACCATTGCCAATACGTTTCCTACTTTCGTAGTGTCAATGGACGGGTCACGAGTTAAGCGAATTTCTTCAGCCGTAGGACCGTAGATAGTTTCACCTAACGGGCCATCACCGAATAAAACAAACTTGTTATTCGGGAAGTAACGGTGAGATGTGTAGGTTCCGTCCGCGTTTTGCTTACGGTATTTTTGGTCATAGACAGCGATAGCTGGTAGGTCGTGTTGAGTAAGGAAAGCATTTAGATTTGCGCGAGTTGGAATACGACCAGAGCCAGCACCAAAGATAGCAGCAACTACTTTCGGGTGACGCATCAATGTGCTAAGTACCGATTTGGATGTCAATGCACGTGTAGCAGAACCGTTCAGCACATCTGCCCATCGCTCTAGGTCGGCAATAGGGTCAGATGTTTCATCTGTCCATCGAGATGCACCCGCAAGAGCTTCTTTGTTTTCGTCAGGAACTTCATAATTAAGAGTTGCAGTTAATCCATTCTCCGCAAGTGTCACAGTACCGTTCGCAAGAGCTTCCATACGCATTGCTTCCACACGAGCGCGAACACCAGCTACAAGCGCATCAATGTCATTAAAGACATTCTGCATCAAGTATTGTTGCTCGGCCGCATTTCGAGGGTTTTCAAGGGCAATGATGTCTTTCTCGCTGATTCCCATTTTACGTTTAATTAATGCTAGTTTTAGCGCTTGACGAGATGCTTCGCGGCTGCCGATTTCTGCTTCTGTATCAAATGCGTGTACACTTGCCACGACAGGGATTTTGCCAGCTCCTTTAATTAGTTCGAACTCTAAGCTTTGACGCTTTACTTCAGGGAACAAAGACTCCCCAAGTAATGCAGGATATTGTCGGTTAGATTGGTAGTTTAATACTTCCGGTTGGTTAAAAAGCTCTAAAATGTTTGCCATAGTTTATCTCTCCTTCTTCCTATCGAAATTTAATTTCTGTCATTGCAGTTTTTGCAGTAGCATCTGGCGCAACAGGTAAGCGAGCTTCTAATACGTAGCCTTCTACCATTAATGCTGCAGCTTGTGGTCCTTCTGTTACGTCTACATCGTTGAATAGGATACCTTCTGCCGTTGCATCGTTAGCCGGCCATACTGTACCCGCTGGAACGATTTTACGACCCTCTGCATTAGCGGCTACACCCGCATCACTGACTTGAACCGTAAAGTTTTGAAACTTCGCTGATGCTAAAAAGTTAATTTGTTCTGTTTTCCCATAGTTTTTAACGTACATGGTTATTCCCCTTTCGTATTCCAGATATTAGATTCAATTGGCTTTGCTTGCTGATTGGCACCTTGCGCGAACTTTGCACCAAGACTGTCATCCTTTGGAGGATTACCCCCAGGGATCTCACGACCACCACTTTTAAACTTCGCATCGACTGCAGCTTGTACCGCTTTCGTGTACTCTGTTTCAAGTTTGGTAAGGTTTTCGAGGGTTGTGTCCTCGTTTTCCCCAATAAAAAAGTCAATAACGCTATCTGGTAGGTTCTTTTCCTTCGCTACCTTCAAGGCTTTATTGACAAGCGCTTCACGATTGCGAGCCTTTTCAGCATCCTCAATCTGTTTGCGAAGCTTTTCGATTTCCAATTGTTCCGGTGTTTTATCCGGGTTGCGTTTCTTTACCTCTTCATCGACCAATTTGTCTAGGTTCTTTTCCTTCCAAGAATTCAAACCCTTTGTAAAATTGGAATCCAATCGAGGTTGTAAAATTTTCTTTCCTTCTGCAGTATCTAAGAACCCTTCCACTCCTTCAACCGTAGGCGCTGAAAGTTCTCCGAGATAGGCAGATACTTCACTATCTGATTTGTTGGCTTCAAGCCAAGCTTTGATTTCTGCTAAGTTCATGTGAATCCTCCTTTTTACCCATTAAGTACGAGCCTTAATGTGTTAGTTTAACGACGTTTCGGTCAAGTATGATTAAAATGCGTCTACCTTTTCATAGGTAGATTCAAAAATATCGGGTTTGCAAGGGTATATCTCACCTTGAACCCCTTTTATGATGTAATCTCCACCATTGCCTTTCATTGTTCCTTCGAGTGTTTTAATTTCACAATATGCTTCTTCAATAGTGGAGTGACTATATCCACAATTTCTCAGACTAACTTCATTGGTTGTGACTTTATCCATAAACCAATCAGGCATAGGGTCTACATAAAACTTAAAAGCTTCAATTTCCACTGGTTTCTTTCTGTATTTACTCATCATTTTTACCCTTTCATTACAGTTGCGTATAGTTGGGTATAGGAATCTACCAACTTAGCAAGTTCTCCATTTTCTCCACCAATCTGAATGGCTGCCCCTTCATCCGATTCCATAACAATTTCCGCCTTAATTTTTTGTCCTAAAACCTTCAACACTTCTGATGCTTCTTCTTGTAATTTTTGATAATCCATTTCTATCACCCTTTCAATGTTTTAACCCACTGTTCATACGGCTGATATGGAACCACTAACGATGGAGCTTTAATCTCACGTTTCGCCTTCTTCTCAGCTTGCTTCTCGGTCATTCCCTGTTCCATATACTTATCTATTCGGTCGGCTAATTTCTGCTGATATCCGGCATCCTCAACGTTTCTGGCACGTCTTACTTGTGGTAGTTTTCCGTTTACCTTAAAAATGATGGAACAACGACAGTTAATGTCCATGCTTGCTATTCCCCAAAGATGTGGGCCTTGCGCTTTGGCTCCCTTGTGATGGAAGTTACCATCCTTATCAGCTTCTTGACCGTCCAGAACCCTGTGTGACGTTCTAACCTCTAAATCCAAGTTACTTGCCCACACCTTGGTCATATCCGCGTGTTTGGTTGCATGGTCTGCCGATTCCTGCCGGGCGATGCTTCGAACCTTTCCGCCTTCTGTCCTTGCGACTGCCCGAGCTTTCTTCTGGCTGAACTTCACTACTTTCTCAAGTCTTGCTGCCACCTTTGAATAACTCTCTCCGGCTTGTAAGCCCTGCGCAATCTCGATATTTATCTTTCTCACAATCTCATTGCGATGTTGTTCAAAGATAGCCGGAAGCGTAAGTGCTTTAATAGGATTGGTAATCGCCTGTTTGATGATTTCCTGTGAAGGTGGAGCGAACCCCATCGGCACCTGTGCTTCAAACTCATATACATAGGCAGAACGTAAATAATCCTCGACATATTGCGTTTCGAGGGTTGCGTTCATCTTCTTTATGATCGTGCGGTAGTCCATGGTCATCTTCTCTGCGATGATAGCCATTTCCTTTTGGAATCGGTTGTATTTGTTGATGTCGGTGAATGTCAGCTCACCATTCTTGGAGTATTTCCGATACATGGCCGCTACTTGGTTCTGGATATCTCTTAAACGTAACAGAAACAATCTATCAAGCTCTGATTCTGTTTGGTCCAGTAATTTATCCAGGTAGAGATCTATTTCACGTTGGTTCTGTGTCATGTGCTAATCACACCGTCTCCACCGCAACGATTACACTGTATTGGTCTGCCGGTTCTGGTACTGGTCGCCTTCCCACTACCTCCACATTGAGGACACGTTTTACTCTTGGACTTGTCATCTGATTCGCCAGATTCCTCTTCATCCTCGTCAATGTCTAGTGAACCGCCCATAGAACCACCTAGCAAACTCCCGAAGATTTTCTCGTCCTCTTGCATTTCCTTCATTTCGTAATCAACATCATCGACAATACTAAGTGCTGCAAGTCGCGTTCTCTCGCTTACATGACCACGTAGAGCCTGTGTCGCTTGCGCTTCTTCCAGTAGGTGGATAGGATTGTTTCGCTTCCATCCATGCCACACCTTTAAGTAGTCCTCTTTCTGCACCTTACTCTTAGTGGACCATGCCGAGAAGATAACCTTCCATTGATAGCGCAGCATAGCATTAAATTTACGTTCCATAGTGATACATTTATTCTCCAGTGAACGAAGCTTCTGTTTTAGCGCAACACCTGAAGCTCCATCAGCAAATGATTCATCCGTGAAATCCACACTCTTGGCAAATTTCAAGATGTTCTTTTCTAATCGGTCAAGGTGATGTTCAATCAACGCATCGTTAATGTCCTTGGTTAAGTAGGACACATCATCATCCTTTTCCAGAAGCTCGATGATTTTCCCGCGTCTCATCTCATCCTCTGTTCCGTCTCCGGCGGTTAAACCTTTGATGACTAGGTAAGCTAGGCGATACTGTTCAATCTCATTAGAAGCATCAGAGAGTGTTCTGTCATAGGCATCAATCAAGCTTAATACCTTTTCCGCATCCCCTTGCAGCTCTTTGTTGTTGGCTACCCCGTATAACGGATTAAACTCGAAGAGGTGTTCTTTTACCTCTGCTTCTACATAATCCCCAGCTTCATTGGTAGTGAAGAACTGGATATCGGAACCATTATAGAACTCTGCATGTTGTTCCTTGTCTAATCCATCGTAATAACGGATAGAGTAGTTAGGCTCATGTATGTCATCACCAATGAAAATAACTTCCCACGGGTTGATATTCTTCACGCGTTCATTACCTTCAATGTCGATGTAGGCCAACCGTGCAGCTCTCCCACATATAGCAGCCATCTTTCCAAGCTCGCTATCTTCATCCTCTACATGGTTACGGATATTGAACTCGTCTATCAGGTCTTTCGTTGGTGAAGAAGTACCAGGCTCACGCTTATCATCGAACTCATACGTAATTGGATGGCCGAACATATACCCAACCTTTGTATCTACTATATCCGCATCAAATGCGTTGTTCAGCATGTTATTGACCTTATTATCGATACGCTTCATCCTGTCAGACTTGAAATCCTCGTAATCAATGAGGTTACGTCTTAGGATAGGTACACCCTTCTGGCTGGCTTTGTAGCGCTCATATAGCTTAATCATGCGGTCACGTTCCTCTTTGTGGTCCGCGATAATATCACGCAGTAATTCGGAATCTATCTGATCGTTGTTCTCTTTAATTTTTTTGAGGTATTTTTGCATTGGTTTCACCTACCTTAATGTCCTATTTCGTTTTCTGCTGATTTCCAAGCTATATCTCAACGCATCTATAAGATGGTTGTATTCATCAATTGGTTTGTTAATCATCTGGCCTTCTTTGTTTCGGTCCCACACATAGTTAGCTAACTCCACTTGGAAGTTCTGGCACGATGGATGGACATATATTTTGAACTGTTGAATGAACTGGATACCATTCTTCACGCTATCCGGTCCTTTATCAGCTGCTTTCACTCTTCTCAAACCATATCTCTTTAAATCGACAATAGATTTAGGTTCCGAGCTATCTGCAATAATAAGCTCTTTACCATATCCTTTTTCAGATATCTGTTTGGCTATTTCATCATTAAGTAATGCTTTTTCATACATTTCATCAAATATGAATAATTCCCTGTTCTTCACGTCAACAAATGCACAACTTAATGCAGTAGGATCGTTTGTATAACCAAAATCCAATCCGAATACAGCTTCTACACCAATTCTCTTTGCAATTTCTGTCTTATCGAAGTTTAATTCCATCCAGTTAGCGAAGATAGCACCCTCAGCAATACCCCAATCGCCTAATCCTTCGATTTTGTAACGTCTGGGGTTGTGGATCTTCATCCACTCAAACAACTCTCTATCATCTTCACCAAGGAACTCATTGCATTTGTAATTAGTGGTTACGGCTAGGATATTATTAGATTTGGCATCAAAAAAACGCTTCTTCAACCAGTGTTTTTCATTCCACGGGTTAAAAGTAAGCGTTAGTTGTTTAAAGTATCCTGGTGGCAATTCACCACGTATGGACATATCAATTTTGTCAAAGTCATCTTCGTTCATGATTTGATAGGCCTCTTCAAACCATGCCCAGCAGAGGTAACCAGTTTCCACAGTGATGGATGTAACACTCATTGGGTCATCTAACCCTCGGAACATTATTTTTTGCCCTGTTGGTTTATAGATTATTTCTAATGGTGATAGTTTCGCCACCCATAGATGTTCCACCTTTAATCTTCTTATCGCCCATTTCAACTGAGCGTAAGTGGAATCCTTATGATCTTTAAATACTTTCCTCAGTACCAGTGTATTCGCCAATGGATATTCCATCATACGATTAATGGTGTTCAGTGCGGTTGTTGTGGATTTCTTGGAACCACGTCCACCCTTCGCGACACGGTAACGACCTTTGTAATTCCAATATTCTTTGTAGCCGCCGCCCACGATTTCTTTCAGGCTGACTGTAACGCCGTTAGTCATCTAAATCATTCACGATCGTAACAGGTACCAGACCTTCTACCTGTTGCTTATCTGTCCACATCGCATAACGTTTACCGAGTAGTTCAGCAGCTTTAATTCTATCCTTGGCTGATATGTCGATATCATCAATGACCTGAGCACCTTCACCAACACCTCTGAGCGTTTGTTCTGTATGTTCACCACGCATGATACTGGAGAGATAAGCCAGAATTTCGTCTTGCTTGGCGATGCGCTCTGCATCCTTTTTGGCTATTTGTTCGTCAATGTATGTTCGAATGTCTAGTTTTGCCAAGTTTTCTGAAGCAAGCTTATTTAGGTTCTTCCCTTTGTAGCCTGCTTTTCTTGCTGCTTCTGTCGCATTACCTGTCTCTATATAATAATCAGCGAATCTCTTCTGCTTCTCTGTAAGTTTCACATCATCTCACTCCCTCCTAACATAGAAAAAAGCACCCGTCTATTCGGATGCCCGCATTACTGTTCCTTCAGTACATAACTCTAAGACTGAAAACTCTTTAGGGTTGAATCGGACTTTAATCCCTTCCTCTTCCCTTTCTTTCACTCTTGTCTCATACCATATGTTTGTAGCTTCTATTCCGTCGTAAGCCATAACAAGATGGTTATTGTTGTTATGTTTTATTAAGTAGTAATTCTTATGTCTCATTTAAACCTCTCCCTTCGTCTAAATCTTGATTCGACAAACAGGAGGTAAATTCCTTTAACTACGGATCATCCTCTTCTTCTAAATCCTCCGGCCGCACGGTCACCATTCTTCCAGAGTCTCCGAACTTCACCCAAAATACGTGCATTCCATCTATCTCACAAATGAACTGGATATCAGTCTCTATCTTCATGGCATCCCTCCTTCATACCATTATATGACAAAGGAGGTTGGTTAAGATACCCGGAAATATATAAATCACCCAGAGGAATGCTTATTTTCTTATGAAGTGTCTTTCGATTCGGTCTACATTGCCTTCTCTAATAGTCCTTCTATTGTTCTTTCTAGGACACCAGAATGTAGGATTACCTACTTGATTAATACCTTCTACTGTAATCCATAAACCGTGAATGTTCTTAGGTATCTTTGGATTAGATTCATCGAACTTTATCTTAACACGATCACCTATTTGTATATCTGAATAGCATAGTTCATCCATTTTTATATCCCTCCTACACTATTAATATTCAACAGAAGGAGGATTTAACCTGCACCCTTATACAATATAAATGTGTTCTAATTCTTCCTCACTATACTCAAGCACTTGGAATCTCTTATGTGCTGCAGTATAACCGTAATCATCATGGTACTTATCTGTTTTATTCCTGGTGCTGAACTGCCTTACTACTATTCCACCCTTATCCTTTACCTCTTCATGGTGTTTGTCTCCGCATAAGACTTCTCTTGTTTTTGCTTGCGCCCATAACAGAGGAAATTCTGTGGTGAATAGTTCAGCTATCTTATTGAGGTTTGCTTTATCACCATGTGTCGAACCTATCATTATGCGTCCCATAAGGTGCGCTTTTCTCTCTCGGAATGAATCATCTACATGTAATTGAGGAAAAGCTTTCTTAATCATCTTCGTAAAGGCCCACTCCAATGACTCCGAGTGATTCCCTTTCACGAACATAACCGATACCTTTTCGCTATTCTTTAATGATTGGTGAAGAATTGGAGAATAGAACTTCTCTGCTTCCTCCCATGCAATCGTCATATCTGCATGTTCTATCTCTCTACCTGATGCCGTTCTGTTGCGGTGATCGTTGTGATGGAATAAGTCACTTCCTAAGATGATGAGTGTTTCTTTATAGGTTTTGTCTAAGAGGTTTAATACTTTAGCCTGAGTCGGTTTATAATGTTCACAATCGTTTATCCCGAAATGTAAGTCGAACAGAGGAATGACTAGATATCTGTCTCCCCCTACATAACTTATCCTGTCTACATGGATAGATGGTTTTTGTTCGATAAGGTTATGTAATCTCGTCCAGTCGAATTTCAATACTTTCGGTTTTGCTGATATCCTGGATGAATACAGTGTCATGATTCCATCTTGTTTGGAGTAGCCATTCCAGATATTGTTTTCTGCTTTAGTTAAGTCCCATGCATCTGCATCGAAACCATGAGCATCCAACAGGAAATTTGCATCTTTCTTTTTCTTATCATCCATCCACACGAGTTTGTCACTCTTATGAGATCCGTCTGGCATAATTTCGTGAGACTCTTTATACTTGTATTCCTCTACACCCTTCACACGCTCGGCCCGAGGTTTCTGTCTAAGCTTCTGCAATCTCTTGGCAACGGAATTGAGTGTTGTTTCCATTTCCTTTGCTATATCCTCATAGGTTAGCTTCCGTTCTTTTAACTCCAGTAGCTTTTTATCTTTCTCTGGTGTCCATTCCATGTATTCACCCCTTTACTTTTGACATAGAAAAAAGCACCCTATTTGGATGCTTTTAATTGTTTTATCCACTTTATAAAACGATTTCTCTTGGACTCTCTATGCTCCACCAACATGGTAGCGAGATTGTCTCTTGCGTAATCAGTCATCTTATGGTCGTGTTCTGGAATATGAATATTGTGTTTAGGTGTCATCTTCGACCAATCGACTTCGAATTTCATCTTGATTCACCTTCCTTATTGTCTTAAAGACCATATTACTCTATATACACAACATTATTCAATATTCTTTCCCTCTAAACCGCCAAACCATGCAGCGAGTCTATTCCCACCGTCTTACTGGTTCTAGCGGTTTACAAAGAAAGAAGCACCTACCCAATGGATAGATGCTTATCAATCACAAACAAATTTTGTCGAAGTAATTCCCGATAGAGAAGGTAATTTCCGTTACCTCTCGATACTCTAATTATAATTTATTTCATTACTCTAGTTCAATCATCCTGCAATTCCCGCATATCCCGCTTTTTCTGCATTTTCCTTCATATTCCTCACGATTTCATCCTTGATTGTGTAAATTTTTCGTTCGCTAAATCCCATGTGTTGCGAGATAGACACAATACTCATTCCATCCAGCATACAATTCAGTACGGTTAGTTGTCTGTCATCCTCAATGCAAGATGAATGAGTGCCGATAAACTCGATTTTTTTCTTGAACTTATCAAGGGTTTTTTGTTTTCTCTCTTTGCTGATGTATTCTGTTTCTGTCGGGTTGCTTACTCCATCACTTTTCGGCATGGTCGCTTCAATCCCATATTGTGCGGTTAGTTTAGCATTAACCCCTTTTAATTCCTCTGTCAATCTAGTAACCTCTTTTGTCATCCAGTTATAATCACGTAACGCGTTCTCTATTTCATGAAAGGTTTTCAAAGTAATCATCCCTCCGCCATCTTTTTTAACATGTAATAGGCTTTTTCGCCCTTATGTTCCTCTGCATGACATCCTGCGCACAACAACATCAAATTTTCTTCAGTGTGCTGACCACCTTCTGCAAACCTTTTGATGTGATGGTAATGTAGTTTATCTCTGGCAGCACATTTCACGCACTTTCCTTTATCTCTTTTCCAAACTTTAAGTTTTATGATCTTTGGAATTTCTCTGTCATCAGTTATACTTTTACTCTGCCCACTCATAATTTCTCTTAGTTGAATGATGTGTCTGTTCTTAATACCCAGAACTTCTTTATATGTGTTCTCAACATAAAGTGGGATTTTAGAACCTTTACTTTCGTATTCCTTTATCATGTTGATGGTTAATGCAGTTTCTTTCGATAATTTCTGCCTGTTATATCCTCTGAATATCCGCATGGCGATTAAGTCTAATCTGCTTAACTTGGAGTATCCCTGTGTTTTTTCCGGACCTTTCATGATTCTCTCGTACTTTTCAATCTTGTTTCCCACATCTTCTTTCGCTCTTTCGAATTGTTCAACGTCGTAATGCCTTTTCCCATTTACTATTTCAAAATCCACTCCATAAAGAGCGCATATTAACACTTTTGGTATTTCATCAACGTTTAACGGGTCGTATGGCATACCATTCTTCGTAGAAGTAAAACCCTCTTCATCAGCTTTACTCATCTCACGAAGCATGGATCTCTCGACCCTTGTAAGAACAAGACCTTTTATCTTAATTATTTTTTTAAAGGTATCACCGTCTATATTGTAATGTTTCACAAATTCTTCTGGTTGATATCTGTTTGATTTTCGCAACATGAACCTTATTTCTTCTTTTGTTAAATCATATGGATTGGTTTCACAGAAACATTTGTATCTCACATAATCACCTCTTACACTTATCTTACAATGAAAGTTGATACGAAAAGTGTCATGATAGTGTCATCTTTTACACTTCACTCTGATACTTCGCTATACTTTGCAGAGCGTTTATTTCGGCTTTTAAGGCTTCCATGGCACTTATGCCACTCTTATATGTGTCGGCAGCTAAATCACGCTCGTATTTGAAGTAAGCAACGTTTCCCCTTGCTAAATCACTTATGAGTGTAGCTGGAATCTTTTCATCTCTTAATTTCAGAATCTCTACAGCTAATGCTTTCCGGTACGCATTTTCTTTCAGAGCTTTGTCAGATGCAAGTTTGAATATTTCTTTACTCGCCGTACTCAATCGCTTGGTAGCTTGGTGTAGTTCTTTGACAACTGGAGTAAGCTCCATTACAACCCACGTTCCTTCTTGTATTGCTCCAGAATTTTCAACCGTTCTTCTTTACTCATTTTCGGATTGATCTGCTTGTTAAATTCCTCTAACTGCTGCTTATAGTTACCTACGTATTGGATATCGTTTTTAGGCATTGTCATCACCCTTTATCTCCAGGAATTTGTCTAGCGTCATGCACACGATCCATTGCTTGTTATCCGTCCTCAAAGCAACTGCGTCTGGTTTCTCACGTTCATCCTCTATCCATTCATAGAGTTGTTTAAAGCCACTTTTCCGGCGCTTTACTTCCCACTCTAACCCTAATCCTATAACATCGTTTCTGTAGCCTTCTTGAGCGCCAGAAAGAGGGACGCGAATCCCTCCTATTAACTTGGCAAACTCTCTTTCTGCTCTTTGGCCTTTATCTCTCTGCATTTTACCCACGGTTCTGGATCCTCTTCCATAACATCTGTTCCAGCTCTGCTTCCGATAAGTTGCGTAGATACTCATAACTGAAGTTGGTCAGGTGTTCTAGTCTGCTTATTAGTTCTTCTCTTGTTTGTTTCATGGTTATAGCTCCGATGGGTGTAGTTTCATGAATCTTTTCACTCTACCGTTCCCAGTTTCCTTCATACCTTCAAACTCCACTAAAGGTCTGGACCACTTTTCACCAGTTTCAATATTCCTGTACTCAACTAGCATTTCTCCGTTCTCTGAGTACTTGGAAAATCCTACCACTACATATTTACCACCCTTAAAGTGTCTGTATATTTGTCCTTCTCTAATTGTCATTGTTGTTCCTCCTTCATTTGTTCCGCTATAGCTACGGCAACAGCAGCCACCTGTATAAGCTCTTTATATAAATCATCCGCATCCGTTTCTTTTGCGTCATTAGGAAAATTAATACGATTGATAGCTTGAGCTACTTCCCCAAACTCTTCCGAAAGTATGCCTAGCCACACATTAATATTGTGCCGTTGCACTCCCCATTTTTGATTCTGTCTTTCTCTTTCTCTATCTACGTCAACCATTACATCCATTCTGAGTAATTCATCTTTGGTCATTTTCGATATTCCTCCAGGCGTTTGTCTAATTCTCTAATAGCTTCGTATCTATGAATCTTTGAGTTTCTGGAGAGCCATAACAGCTCTCCTAATGTTAGTTTGTCCATAGCTCTATCCTAGAAAGGAAGATCATCATCGCTGATGTCTATTGGTTGTCCGTCATTTTTGAATGGGTCATCATCTACTCTTGTATAGCCTGTATTGTTGTTACTTGGTGGTGGTGCTGCATTACCTGAGTTTTGATTGTTTCCTTTCGGCTCCAGGAATTGAATTGACTCTGCCACCACTTCAGTTACATATACTCTCCGGCCATCTTGCCCCTCGTAGTTCCGAGTTTGGATTCTTCCGTCTACTCCGCAAAGGGAACCTTTCTTCAAAAAATTAGCTGCGTTCTCAGCTTGTTTTCTCCATACAACATTATTGATAAAGTCAGCTTCCCTCTCGCCCTGTTGATTAGCGAAACTTCTGTTCACCGCCAATGTAAATGTCGCTACCGCTACTCCCGATGGTGTGTACCTTAATTCTGGATCTGCAGTCAATCTCCCTGTAAGTACGACTCTATTTAACATTTAATTTCCTCCTAATTTTCATAATTGACGAAGCAACCGCAGCCGCCAAAGTCGAATAAATCTAATTGGTTTTCATCTTCCTTGATGTCTTGATTCAATTCTTCCAGCATATAAGGGTTGGTTTCACCGTTTTTGGACTTCTTCATGAAGGTGTACGGCTTATTCCTTCCCCCTATATTGAATCGTTTAGTATGTTTGTTGGTTTCAATGATGTGTTTTATCTTAGGAGATTTCTTTCCTTCGCTTAGAAACTCCCATACATCTTTCTTCATGTGGTCTTTTTGCTTCCCACTTCTAATCTGAGGTTGTTTCACATATCTCACATAATCACTGAGGACAATTTCTTGTTCCATGAGCTTTTCAAACTCTTCTGGACGTTGTTCTTTCAAATTCTTAAAGTGAGCTTGACCAGCTTTCACACATCTTCCAGCGCAATTATTGTGAGTGAAACCCTCTTTGTAAAGTTGTGGTTCGTCTATTTCGTATTTCCGTAAAGTTTCAGCGTTATCTATCACATGGTCAATCATCGGCATTACTACCTCAAAAGGCTTCCAATTCTTTCTTATAGGCCCTTCACGGTGCATTTCATCAAAACCGATACCGAAATACAGGACTGCATCTTCTCTAAAGTTCTCGTTCCTCAGATATTCTTTGTTCATCCAGTATTCTTCTTTGGGAGAGATTCCTTTTTTCAAGAAATCCCTCGCCACTTTCATTTTTAGTATCTTGCTGCAGTCACCCAAACGACTGTTAAAAACTAGTTTCTTTTCAAACATCAGCTCAACAGGATTAAGTCCCATTGCATGATAGAGAAGTGGGAGCTCAAGTTTCGTGCTGGCTTCTGCTATGAATCTATATAAGTCTTTGTCCTCCCACTTGGAATCTGTGAAGTAAAGGACAATGTTATCGTCAGGAAAGTTCGTCTTTACCCAGTCCGCAACAGAAAAGCTGGATTTACCACCGCTAAAAAATATGATGTGATTCTTCATGTTCGGTTGCTGTTCCCTCCAAACTTGACCTATAATTAAAATCGACTCTCTTTGCCTATTTTTCAAGAAAGATTAAATACTGGTACTTCTTCGGTTTACTCTCGTATGTCTGGACCACTTGCAACTTCTCCCCATCGGCTGTTCTCTCCGTCTTATCTTGAACATAGATCTTCATCCTTCACCGCCACCTTTACCAGACTTTCCTTGCTTGTATGGTTGAATTGACGTTGTGCGTTCTGTCTTGCTCGCTTGATTACTTCTGTATAATCTTCTGAGTTGAGGACTTCCTTTTGCCAGCGAAACCATTTTTCATAATCTGTCATGGCTTTATCCCCCGTTTTTCGTTATAAAGTTTTCAAGGTCATTCCGCACTCTCATTCTATATCCTCTAGCCTGGTGTCTGTTTTTCATATTACGTATGTCTCCGATGGTCTTACTTATGTTCTTTTCAGTCGGCTTTTGGTAGGTTAAGAATTCTTTAATGGGTTTGAATAGCTCCATTTCATCCTTCAGTATGCGGCGCTCTTTTCTTAGCTTCTGAATCTCTTTCGCTAACTTGTATCCTTCGCTTGCATTAAATGTTCCTAACTCTAGTACATGCAGCAAGTCTTGGATTTCTTCATCGACTTTCTTCAAGGCTTCCTCGTTATGTTCGTATCTCTTAGGAGCTTCTACGAATAGTTCTCTAATCGCTAATAAGGATTGTTCTGCATCCACATTACTCCCCCTCTTCGTCATCCTTATGACCGAAATACGTTTCACACCAATCTTCTATATCTTCATCCTCGACATCTTTACGAATAGGATTTCTTGTCTTTGGTATCATTTTCGATTCCCCTCTTCATCAAAAACCTGTTGAACCCTTTCTTTCCAATCCCAATAAAAATCTTTTGGTTCAATTATTTCGTTATCTGTTTCGTTTTGTGTAGCTGTTTCGATGTAGTCTAATAATAAAGGTTGCCATTTTCTTTTATTCGAATGTACCAATTCGTGGTCACGGGAACATAGTTGAATACAATTATGTTTTTCGTATTTTCCACCCTGTGAACCATATTCTACCCTATGAAGATGTAAACCTTTTATAGAAACACCACACAGCAAACACCAGTTTCCGTCTCTCTTTTTAACTAAATCCCTTACTTTTGGCTTTGTAACATGTTCCCCTACTCGTTTTCCGTTTTTATATCTACCGTTTTTAGATCCCGAATTATCAACCCCTATAAAACCCTTCGGTAATGGTTGTCCGGATTGCCATTTACCTTGGCATTTAGATGAACAAAACCTAATGCTTTTATGAGCCCTTAATCTGGCGGCTGTTACATAAAATTCTTTATTGCAAATTTGACAATTTTGATATTTTCCCTTTCTTGCTTTTTCAAGTATTTTACCAATGTTGTTTCTGCCATTAGCCTTATTGGAACAGCTTGATGAACAGTATTTACCTTTGAAATCTGAACGTTTTTCTACTTCTTTTTTGCACTCTTTGCATTTTATTTTTTTGTAATGTCTGTTGCCTTTTTTGTAAGTTTCGGGCTTGGGTACAGGGTTCCAATCACCTAACATTTACAACGATACCTTGAGCGCCATTTTGTACGCTTCCAGCTTTTCATGTAATTCTAGGTTAATAGCATTCAGCCTGTCTGTTTCTTTCCCATATCGGCTTTCTATGGACTCCAGAAGCGCATCCTTTTCTTTTACCACTTCATTCATCTTAAGAAGTTGGTTTGCTGCACCTTCTGAAAATTCCAATTGGAGGTCTTTTCTCTTGGAGAGTTCTTCTTTTAGACTCTCAATCTCTTCTTCTAAGTCTTCACACGTTTTATTGAACTGATCTCGAATCTCTTGCTTGTCCAGATAAAGGCGGTCATATTTCTCTTTCAATTCCGTATTCTCATTGATAGCTGCTTCATATTTTCGTTGCAGAGTATCGTTTGCTTTTTCAAGCTCTGCGTATTCTTCTTTCCAAGCAACAGCAAGTGAAGTCGATTCGGCAGCTTTCCTCTTTTTCTTTTTTGGTGTAGTCTGCTTTTTAACCAACTTTTCATCATGATTGTTTATATTCCAAACATTTTTACGGTTCCATAATGTCCCAACAGAAATCCCAAACGCTTTTGCAACCTCTTTTTCTGATAACCCCTCTGATTTTGCTTGCTCATATGATTCTTGTGTTAATACCCCTCTACTTGACATAGTTTCTGGCTCCCTTCTTGGATTAACCGTTTTATCGAGTTGTTCACCGAGCTTCTTTAATTCTTTTCCGATATCGCAATTTTTTCCGCACCACGCGATCCCTTTACTCGAACTTCTGGCGAACGGTATCTTCTTACAACCTTCACAATGAGTTTCTAGCAAATCGCCTATACGGTAGGTGATGGCTTTTCTCATATCAATTACCTTTTAACAACTGAATGGCAGCTTCTATATAAGCCTTATTGTTATCCTCTTCTTTGGCGTACTCCAGAAGGATAATGGCTATGTTCTTTTTGCTGGGTTGAGGTATGTCTTCATAATTGAGGTTCATATCTTGTTCTTCCTCCCTCTATCCAAGGCTAGGATTGCGATCTCGTCTTCTTCCCTTCCAAAATACTCTGCGATATCTCGTATCAGGTATTCCGGGGATTTTCCTTCTTCTCTGCCGGTGGTCCATAGTTCATCGAATTCATGGACTTCTTGGAGATCCCAGACAAAGTCCAGTTCCTCCAAAGAAATATAAGTGTCCATTCGCTCTTCTTTCATCAATTTATCGAATGAGCGATACTTCATCGCGTCTGCTCTTAGTTCTTCTTGATGTTGACCGCCTAATGTATTAGCCATTCCCATCACCTAACCTAAATTGCTTTGTTGTATCTTCTAGCATCATTCTGATTCCATCAGGTAAAGCGTTCAGTTCTTTTCTGCGCTTACTTTGAGTATCCCAAGCCATTCTCCATTGCGCTCTCAAAGTATCAACGTTTTCACTGTGGCAAAGCTCTTTCCAAGAAAACTGTTTAACCATGGCTCTTACGTCCTCTGGCAACATTTCCATCGCTTTACCTTCGTTGTAATAGCCGTATCGTTTAATGGCCTGTCCTACTAGCCCCCAGGCATCCATAGCATCCATTACTTTTGGTTGAGTAAGTTGTGATACTGCTTCTCTAATATCAGCAATCGTTGGGAAGAATCTTGAAGTGGATAACACTTTAATTAGCGCAGCCTCCGCAACCCTGTATTCAATATCAGAAAGTGACTTTTCCCATAGTACCGCAGTAGGTTGCATATCTTTATTTTGCATATTAGGGAAGTTTGCAGTTGCAATCCCTAGTAGATTAATAATCTCTTTTCGGTTCATTCTTCATCCGCCCAATCTTGTAAACTTTGATATGCTCTCGGTTTATTTGTTGGAGCATTATTATTTTTCCTGTGATAATCCTCTTTCGCTTTTAGGACTAACTGATCGTATTTCTCTCTTAGCTTGGAAGGAGACAATATATTCATCTTCCAAAAGCTATCAGCTTGGCACCAATCAATCATGTAGCGAATGTGTTCTTCTTTTCTCTCATCACGTTCACGGATCAATCTAAATTCATTGGCCCATTTTTCGAGGTTAGGTTCTTTGGTGGTTGGATTATTATCAAGCATTCGAGAAAAAAGCAATTTGGCAAGCTCCATGTCGCAAGGCTCGTACTTGTGACGAAGAGGTTTCTTTTCTTTACTTTTCTCTTCTTTACTTTCCTTTACTTTACTTTGGGGATTAATGTCATCATTAACTACCTCTTCAACGGGATTAATGTCAACATTAACTCCCTCGATGGATAGGTTTTTGTATTCATTAACCTTCCCTTTACAGATAAGGAGGTATTTCTTTTCAATCTTCACCGTTTGCCGTCTGGACGTAGCCTCCAGATACCTTAATTGAATGCCTTTTGACGTAAGAACACTCTGGTTTTCGTATATTTTTTCGGAGAATAAACCCCATTTAATGCAATCATTAACAATCTCTTTAAGGGTATTAATGTTTACATTAACTACCTTTGAAAAGAGTATCTGTTCTCTTTCTGTCCAAGGATAGAAGTAACCATTTTTATAAATCTTCATCAGTAGTTTTACGACTATCCCGAAACCTTCAAGACCGTGCTGCGCTTCTATAAGAGCCACTTTATCGTCTTGATCTATGTCTACATCCAAAGGAAAGTAATCCAATCCTTCTTTTTGTGGTCTAGCCATTCTTTCACCTACTTTTTGATACTTTCACACGAATAAACGTTCCCTATAGTCAATCAAAGATTTTTAGTATATAATTGACTACAGGGAACATAATAATTAAAAACGAGCGAATCCTTTGTCTAGTGCGCCAACACTAGGCATCTTTTTTGTCCAAAAACTTGTTGATGAAATATACTTGGCCTTTTCCGGTGACTTTAGGAGTCCTGGTAGTTCTTACGGATCCATCTGGATTATTGATGGTTCTTTTTTTGATTTCAAATAATCCAAGGTCCATACTGTATTGAGTAGGAAGGTTGAACATATCTCCGCGTTTCTTTATGAGATAACCTTCATCACGCATCCAGTCAAAAAGTCTGTTCTGTCCAATGTCTACTCCGTTCTGTTTAATCAACTTGGATAGTTCTCCAATCAGGATGGAAGTGTACGATGTTTCAAGTGCATTAGCGAATAATACTTTAGGCTTGTCTGATTCTATCTTCTGTTTAAGCTCCAGCACTTTTTTATCCGCATACTCCAAAGCCCTCTTCATGACCATTTCAGGACTGTTCCACATTTTTTCTAAGTGGATGAAATACTGTCTAGCTTGTTTACCTTTTTCGGTACGTTGCAACATCGCAATTTCTTTAGCCATATCAAGTTTTAAATGGTGTTCTTGTTTTGGCCGGCCTCCTAGTTTATCGGATTTTTCCGAGAAACCTATGAAATCAACGTTTTCCTCAAAACCATAAATAGTCATTCTCTTGAACCAATCCGTGTAGTTGTCTTTCACTTGGAGAAAGCTGTGTAACTCTCGACCACTAACTATAATTTCACCATTTTCATTTTGGTTAGTGCTGATTAATTCGTTCATTGAATCATCCCTTCTTTAAGAATTTGATTGTTTGAGCTGCGATGTACTGAACTTCTGGAGTTTGAGAGTTTAATAGGTCATTCAGAGCGAAAAGGATTTCAGCTTTCTCACGATCCTCACCATATGGACGAAGCACTAGACCTTCTGTACTCATGAACATTTCCATTGGTTGACCACTCTTCCATTGTTGCGTGTCCCTTACTTCCTTAGGGATAACAACACGGCCTAAATCATCAATTTTACGAACGATACCTAAACTTTTCATAATAACCTCCAAATATTTTTTTAGATTATGAAACTAATAGATGACTTGTCCGTATTACATATAAATCAACTCCTTTCATTCCCCAGGAACCCACTAAACGTTTTTAATCGCCTTATGTAGTACCATCGTGATGTATGCTTGTTTAGAGAGTCCTAGTTCACTAGCTTCTTTAGCGATTCTTTCATTGATCTCGCTATTAAGACGCAAAGTGTAGCTGACTTTATTATTTTTTTGGTCATCTTTAGTCATCAAAGTGACGTCACCTCCATAAGATAATTATAACCCGTCATCTAAGTGACGTCAATGTTCATCTTTTGTCTTTACAAAATTTTTCTCATGATTTATAATGGTGCTAACTGACACCTATATAAAAGGAGAAATGTAAAATGACGAACGAACAGAAACGTTTTACTCTTAGAATGGACAATGATTTATTCGAAACTATCAAGAAACGTGCTGAGGAAAATAAGCGATCTGTTGCTAAAGAGATTGAACTGTTGCTGGAAACTTACTTGAAAGATGAATCTAAGGAAAACTAACCAACCCCTTTCGTAACATCGTATTACGAAAACTTATAAAAAAAGGAGCGAACACAAATGGCACATATCAGAAAAGATTCAAGCAAACTATCTACTACAATTTCTTGGGATCCAGCAATTCTTTCTTTGGTTGATGACTACAGATTTGGTAAACGTAAGGATAACCGCAGCATCGCAATTGAAGAGCTAATCAAGTATGGCTTAAAGTACATTGAGCTTCGTGATAAAAAGAGAGCTGCCAGAGGATAATCCTAATGTGGGTTATCCTCTTTTTTATTACCTAACTCCTGACCCATGACATTTGGTACACAGTGTTTTTAAATTGACAGCTTTGAGACTAAATCCTTGAGAAACATGTTTAATTCCGATGTATACCTTTCCTTTACCTCCGCAATAATTACACTTCTTCATTATCCATTCTCTCCTTCTTCTACCAGTACCCCTTTGTGAACCAGGAAGTCAAAAACGATATCCCCGATGATCTCCACCTCTTCACTTGCAGGAACTAAACCTCTGGCCAGTAATCCTTTGTACACGTAATCTGTGATTTCATCTGTACGAACGTATTTTTCTTCTTCCATGTTTTCACCGCCTATTAGATTGTACGTGCTTCGTTACAATTTCGCGCACTCACTGTATAATATGGGTTGAATTTTACTTCCGCGCATTTTGGTCGGAATGTTCGTTAACTTTTACTTTTCAGTTCGTTAAACCTATCCCACCAACCTTGAATTTCCTCTTCGGTAAACTCTCCGCTTTCCTCTACTGTTTTAATTGCTACGAACACCTCTACACCTTTCCCCATTTGCTCTTTTACGGCCTGATTAAAGGTTCTTTTCAAAGAAAACACTCCCTCACTATATCGGTCAATTCCGTATGGTCGGACAGTGCGTCAATTCCAATCAATCAAAAATATTGAAAATAGTAATACTGCAAAAATCATTAAGCTTATTTCAAACAAAATCCATCCACAACCTAACAGATTATCATTTTCCCTTAACCTCAATGTCATACCTCCTCGGACTATTCGTTAAGTTGTTCTAACAAGTGGTTAATGGTTTCTTGTTTTTGGTCTAACAATTCATCAGACATTTTGACTTCTGTTCCCAACCTTATGACCGTTTCAATAAGCCAATTTACATCTTTTAATATTTCTTCTCGTCTAACGTCATGACCGTTAAATCCATCTTCTATTGCTTGGATAATGTCATGTTGAAGAATTTGTTCTAACTTTTCTCTTTCATTTCTCGGTTGGTTCATAAATCTATAAGCTGACTTTTCCAATTCGTCCATTCAACATTCCTCCTTATCGAACATTCTCGGTCTACGGTCTATTAAACATCCTTTACTTCATGACTAAACTCAATCTCTGGTGAGTAGCAAAACGGGCAACCGTTTGGATCATGGCCGTCTTTGGTCGCAAACTCTTCACCACATCCACATACATAGACATCTAGTGTCATTTCTTCCCCTCCCTTATACAACGGTTTATAAAGCGATGTAGCGTACTTTTTCCCACTCCCCAGGCATTTGCTATTTCCCGGTAGCTCATATCCTTCCTGCGTAGCTCCAGATAGTCCTCATATGTCTTATCGGATAATAGCGGTTCTATTCTGGTTAGTCCCCATGACCGTTTTCTAACAGTCAAGGTGGAGGAGGATAAACCAGTCATTTGGGTTATCTCTTTATCAGTGTAAAGTTTGGATAGTTTTTTGTATTGCGATTGTGTGAGATTATCCGCAATATCAGACAACCAAGATACACCTAATTCCAATTTCTTCTGCTTTTCACTAACCACTTTACCCGTGGGACATTGAGTATTGCAGAAATTCTTGGCGGTAGTTTCAGTGAACTTCTTGCGGATCTCGATTCTAATGGGACACCTTACGCATGATTCCTGAAGTGTTTCTATTTGCTTGATTAGTAGATTCAAGGCTATCCTCCTTCTCTATAAGTTGTTTGTATAGGAAGGGATGGAGATTAGCTAGATTAAACTTCTCAATGGACGGAATGCGAGTTAAACACTCTAGGCACTCCCTCATTCTCCAGACCCCTTCTTTATGTGGTCGGCTATTGAGTACCTTCATTTTCGATTGACACAAGGGGCAGTTCATTTTAATTCCTCCAGTAAGTGAGGGTGTGTATATATATTTCCAATCACTTCACTTTCGTGGATGTAATTAAAGAAAGTTTCTAAATCAACAGATTGACGATTAGTAACGAAGAATTGTGCTTGTTCGTTATCCCACTCGATGACACCAGCATTTTTAAAGATCCCAAATTCCTGTCCGTTTTCACTTATGGAGTAATGAGCATCTTCAAAGGTGACTACATCACCTTCATAAATCTCCGTTCCGTTCTTATCCTTTAATCCTGTGTATTGACTGATTAGAGTAGTGCCAGTGATATCAACAACTGGAGGATTATCAAAATCCCCGGCTAAAATGCAATCTTCAGCAACAAAATATACATCGCCGTCAGTTATGAATTCTTTATTGGCCATATCCCAATAACGAAACTTAATCTCTCTCATGCAGTCTCCACCTTCCTCATTTTCACAATGTAGTATTCATATTCATCCACTCCGCGAAAGTCCTTGAAATCGTTATTGCTGCGGTTGTAGTTCCAATTTTTGCGAAGGGTTTTCATTTTCTTGTAAGGGGCCACACATTCGTAACCCCTCTTTTCGTGTTCTATAATCGCCAGCGCCAGAGAGCGTAGATCCGACCGCTTTAAGACGAGTGGTGTCATATGCTCAACCCATAGACAAACAATCCAACTAAACTTAATGGAATGGACACCATAACCATGTAGTCCAGAAGCCTGTCCTTTGCGATATAAACGTATTCCTCCTTTTCGATACATAAGGAGTGACCTTCTTCTATTAAGCGTACAAGCACCGTCTGTATGTATTCTCGTGGTAGTTTATATTGACGGGATAAGTCTGTAAGGGTGGTAGGTTGTTTGGTTACGGTTTCTAGGATTTGTTGACGGATGATGTTCATAATAATTCCCCGTAAGCTTTACGACCTTCTTCAGTAACTCGATAATAAGCCATATCATCTTCCCAACCCGGATGTTTACTGGCAAACCCTTTTGTCACTAAATCATTCCAGTCTGGGTCAGTTCTCTCAGTATAGAATCGATTCTGATTGTTGAGCGCGTGACCGACTATAAACATTTGATTTTCGTTCATTTTTCTCTCCCTTTCCAAAGGGGCATTAAGCCCCTGGATTATTTATTAAGTCTTGATAATTTGTGACACCAGTTAATTGCTTCGTTCGCTTACAATGACCACAGCTACCACATCGTTTAGGGGATAGCTCACCGGATTTCACACGGATCAATCGCTGCATGTTCTCTTCCACTACTTTCAGTTCTTCCTCAATGCTTTCAAAATCCACCGTAATTACTTCTTTATCGGGGATCTCTTCTTTGGAGACTGCTACAATATAGTTCTCCAGACGTTCTCCACCACGGTTTTGCATTTCTATTTGAGAATAGACTGCCATTTGGGTTACGTAGCCATATGCTTGAACAAATGAACCCCATCCGACACCTTCTATCCAGTGCCTATCACGTATAGCCTTGACGGTCTTTAAATCTGCGAATCTACCTAAGTTTGGCGCGTATACATCCATCCTTATTTTCCAAGGTGCGCCGAATAGTTGCCCGGTCATGATTACTTCCTTTTCACCTTCAAGGGCCATCATGCAAAGGGAATCTTTCTCCAGAACCTTCACCATTTCATCAGCGTGTTTGAAGTTGGCTTTTAGTTCACCTTTGGAAGCTCCACGGGTGCTGAATATAGATGGATTCTCTTTCTTGAAGTCTTCCATGGTCCCGTCTAACCAAGAGTGAACATAAGAGCCCAGTAATAAAGCATCACTCTTCGGTTCTTCATATGTCCGATTCAGTCTAGCTAATGCAGAGGATTCACACTTTAGAAAGCTTTTGTATTGGGAGACGGAAAAGTAAGCTTTATCCGCCTCCTGGGAATAGTAGTTATCCTTCGTTAGTTTCAGCAGCTCCATCAGTTGCGCCCTCCTTGAATTGCTTCTCTAGGGATGTTTTTGGTTCTTTCGTACTGGTTAGTTTGAAAAAGTCTTCCCTTTTCGCCATATCATCTTTGAGTGATTGAGAAATAGTTCTTAATTTCTGAAAATCCTGTTCATTAAATGACTCAAACTTATAGCCGAACGTTTCCTCGACCATTTCTTGTGTAATGCCGTAATTATCTTTTAACCACGATGTAGCCTTAACCAATCGGTCTTTCAAAGGCTCTTTATATCCGTTCTGCATGGTCTGTTTACATATCTCTGTTGCGTTTTCTACTACATCACCCGGTACCACTCCAAGAATGCAAGCTCTTAACCGTCTTGTTCCGAGATTTGCAGTATGTTCGTAAATGTCGCGGGGATCGTTGAGCTGCTTGATTCCGTTTTTGGTGTAAAGTTCGTGCTTCACATGGAATGTTTTTTCAACACGGGTGTTAGTTTCCATATCCCATGCGTAAGCTAACATGGTGGATTCACCTTTCTTTTGCTCCACTTCTTTAATGCCGTAACTAATGTTTCCCCAGTATCTAGCAACCATTTCAGCTAATCGGATAGATGGCCCGATAACCTTCTGATTGCCTTTAGGAAATTGATACAAAGCCGTTTCTGCAAGTGACAGACGTTTGCAAGCTTCTGCTATCTTCATTTCAGCTTGATACTCATTTCTCGGGAATTGCTTCGCTAAGAATATTTGTGATTGAACCTCAGCCATTTCACGACTTTTGGATGCTTCGATATTATATGAAGGAGCCTGTTGCCCCTCAAATTGTGCTTGTAAGCTATTCATTTTAGTTCCTCCCTGTTATAATGGACGTGTAATATTTTTTAAGCTGATGACTTGGCGGTGGTCAGCTTATTTTGCGTTTAGGCTCCCCCTCGTATTCGATAACACCCTCACTCTTAATGATGTACTGCATCAGTCGATTAACCTCTTTATCAATGTCCTCTAACGTTTCCAGAGGGACTTTATCAGATAGGTCATCAGCAATGGTATGCCATTCGGGAATCACTCCATCTTCATCCCACTTGCGCTCCAGGTACTCACGCAGTACGTTCATGCGAATCACCCTCTTTGAGTTGGCGAATTCTTTCTTCAAGGTTTGCAATTTCATCTTCTTTTGTCGGCTTGATAAATACCGTACAACTCACAGAACCCTTTGTACCGCTAATCCACTGTGTCCCTCCATTGCTATCCTTTTCGGGATTATCCGCAAATTCACTAACCAATTGGCGAGCCATTTCCTCTGAATAATTCAAATCCGTGTGGAATGAAATGCTGATTCTTCCACCAATTTCCATAGCAGCAACAATCTTTTTCGCCAGCTCCAGTTGTTCAGCTTCCTTCTGCATACGAGCATCCTGTTCCGCAAACTCTTGCTCACAACTTTCACAAAGCTCCATTTCAATTTCCATATCATCAAACTGGACAGGAACAACCTTCGTTTCAAGCTCAACATTTTTACATTTTTGACACATACCAATCACTCCTTAGAAATATTTTTTTACTGCTAATTCACAATTGATGGAGACGCCTTTGTTCGTCTGGAAAGCAAGTTCTTCTTTGTTTGTGGATAGGTCGAAGTATGGGACGATTTCCATTAGGATCATGCCGTTGATGACAGAGCCTAGAAATTTTTTGTAGCGTTGCATGGGTTTCCTCCTTCATTGTTTTGTCGTAATGTTCGTTACTTTAATGAATCTTCTGCACTGTCAAAGAAGTTGTCAAACGGTTCTAGTTCTCCGTTTTGATGCCAATTGGCGACCTCTAAACCTTGACCATTTAATTCAGAAAAGTAGTTATAAAAAGATTGAAGTTGTTTATATTCAGCTATAACTCTATCTACATCAGACATTAAGTCTAATTTATGGTCAATTCCTTTTCCGACAGAAATAGCATTATTCAATCTTTTTTTGATATCGTTTAACTCTTCGATTGTCATATCCTCTCTCCTTCGCTATATCGGTCTACCCTGCTTTAACTTCTTTCTTATCTTCATTAGATTTTTCTGTAATGATTTTCGCTGCCAGTCGATAGAAGTTCGCTTCAGCCTGTTTCCAGTTAGGACCCTTCTCAATAGTTATCATGACTACCTCCTGTTATCTTTCGGTTATTAATACAACTTAGAACGTTGATACATCCATATCTTTCTTGCTTGTTCCTTCGAGATAAAACCATGTTCAACATAATCATCCAAGCGATCTTTCATTAATTCTGTGAAGGCCACTGTAACCATCTGAGCTACACCTTTACTTTTCATCAACTGCTCATATACAACTCTGTTTCTCTCTTCGATGTACCGCATATTATCTTCTTCTCCAGTTTCAGGAGCAAATACATGGCATTCAGCACAATAGGTGATTAAGTTATCTTCTTTTGACGTACCACCCAAATGAAGGGCTAACATATGATGCACTTCTAATTCTTCATCAGAGCTGCAATTACGACATTTGTAATTATCATGTTTGAGGATCTTCGCACGTAATTTGTTACCTTTCTTTCTCTCTGGAGACAAGGACATTTTTACACCACCTGTTTTTGCTTATCTAACCAGACCATAAAATCTTCAGTTTTTACCAAGCGACGGCCACCGATTATTAAAGTTGGAAAATCTGTTTGGCGCATCAACTCATACGCTTTTGTTTCTGATACTCCAAGAAAATTCTTGATGTCTTTTGCGTTCATAACTGGTTTCATATTTATCCTCCCTCAAGGTATGTGACTTATATTCAGTGACGTATTTTCACACTATGACTAAAAAAAATCCTTTACAGAGATATTAAACGTAGCAGCTATCCTTTCCAATAAGGCTAAACTAGGCTTAACGTTCTTGTTTTCAATCTTGTTTATATATGATCTATCTACTCCTACGCGTTGAGCTAGTTCTGTTTGTGTCATTCCAGCTTCTTCTCGGAGTTTTTTCAATTTACCATTCATCTCTTCACCTCGCTTTGTGTGAACATGTGTCACTAGGGTTAATTACATCTTATATCATGTGTGAATATGTGTCAACATATCCGTGTAAATATTTTTTATATTTTTTTTAGTTGGGGTTTTGCACATACCCTTTTACGTTTCTATACGGAAAAAGGTATAATAAGAAACGATGTAGAATTATATACAGTGTAAAGACACCCAAAAGTAATAGGAGGTTGGGACTATGAGCAAGGAACGCAACATAGATAAAGAAGTAGGCGAGAAATTACGTGCTTTGAGGAATGCAAGGGGTTATTCTCAAAAAGAAGTAGAATTATTAGTAGGGATAGACCGCTCTTATATTAGTAAGATTGAAGGTGGAATGATACCCTCTTTAAAATTACTCAAGGATTTATGTGAATTATATGGGACAAATGTCGCTTCGTTATTTGGAGAGGAACAAGAACTCCCAGCAGAGTTAAAAGATATTGGGGTGGAATGGATTTCTTTAGCAAAGAACATGAAGGAGAAGGACATCACACCGGAACAATTAGAAAATATCGTTGAATTTGTAAAAAAACTCAATTTATCGTAAAAATATGTCGAAAATTGTATTTTAATGTAGAAATAGTACACATCCTAAACCCTTCAAATTGTGAGAAAATAGTAGTATAATAAGAATAAGCCGAACGCACGTTCTTATTTTTGTTCTCTAATTCGAGGGGGTCGATTACGTGAATATCATTTATACAGACAAATTAGATTTAGGCATCAGGGTTTCGACAGGGGACACCGTATATGTAGGTACTAGAGATTCAAAAAAAGGAAGGCTCCTTGCTTGAGTCTTTTTTTATTGGAGAAAAAATATCCACTTTATGTGCGACGCATATTCAGTTATACTTTTCGGGAAAGGAAGTGAATTTATGGCCTATTTTCAGAAGATAAAGAGTGGTTGGAGATTTACGATTGATGTTGGTCGCGATCCAATCACCGGAAAGAGGAAACAACTAACTAGAAGTGGCTTTGCGAAAAAGACAGAAGCGCAAGAAGAAGCTGCTAGGTTAAAGAAGGAATATGGCAAGAAACAGGCTACCTCTTTAACGTTTGAAGGTCTATATGACATCTGGAACCGTTCGGCGGAAGCGAAGGAGTCCACTCTATCCCAAAGAGATTACATTGTAAGAGCGCACATCCTCCCTTATTTCGCAAAAAAGAAAGTGGAGAAGGTAAAACCGATGGATGTGGAGAATTTTATACAATGGTTGAAATCTAAGGGAATGGCAACAAGTAGCGTGGTAAATGTAAGGGGTTATTTACTAGCCTTGTTTAATAAAGCGGTAGACCTTGAATTAGTTGAGAAGAATCCTGTTTCTAATATTAAAGTGAAGAAAGAGAAAAAGAATAAAGTGGTTTGGAAGGTAGAAGAAGCACAAGAGTTCTTAGAATTCTGCGAGGAGCGTTCCCTTTACTGGTTAGCTTATTACCTTGCATTATATGGTGGTATGCGTATAGGAGAGATATGTGCGCTTAGATGGGAAGATATTCGAGAAGGTTCTATATTCATCGAAAGAACGGCAGCTCAAGTTAAAGGTAGATGGATTATCCAGACACCGAAAACAGACGGATCTATTCGAGAAATACCACTCAATAAAACATTAGAAGAAAAACTGGAAATCTGGAAGGAATACAAAAAGGATGACTGGCTGTTCTCTGGCAAGAATCAGTTCATCATCCCCAACACTATTCGCAATGACTTTAATCGACTTGTCGCTAACACCGAATTACCTGATATCGACTTCCACGATATGAGAGCCACCCACATTACAATGTTATTGGATGCTGGCGTTCCAGTACACATTGTCGCAAAACGAGTGGGTCACTCTGATATTAGCATGACTCTAAATGTATATTCAAGAGTACATGACGATAGACTGAAAGAATCATCGGACAAAATTGAAGAAATTCTTAAAAAGTGGTAAAAATATGTGGTAACGGTAAATTAAAAACGTCCATAACCCTTGTTGTGAAAGGAATTATGGACAAGCGTTCACAAACATCTGACTAATGTTAATTATTTTTGTATATTTATTTTAATTAATTTTTCCACGATAATTCGCTATGTTTGTGGGTTTTTGTTTTAAGTTTGCAAATAACCACGTTATCCAAAATAATTTTGTGACTTTCCATGTGGTAAAATTGTGGTTGGAAGTGACGGGCGTAAACCTTGTTACTCCAACCTTTTTTTAATAGATGTCCCTCTTCGTCAACACCTCTATATCCAACCCCTTCCCTAGCTGCATCAACTTCTCTTTTCTACTCTCCTTATCCGTGTAAAAGATTATTTTAGGCCGATGAAACGATTTAGTGAAACTCGGCAAAATTTGATTATATAGTCGAATTTTGTCTTCATTTGTTTTCATCTTGGCTGTGCGATCTACCTCCAGCAAGTGCCACTGTCCGTTAATGGTGAACCTGGCATCGGGCCGGATAGTTTTCATGTGCTTAATTAATATACCGTTTTGGTTCTCTGTTACCTCTACATCAATGTGACGTTCTGCCTCCCAGTTATCCGGTT